CTTAGAAGTTACAGGACTTGTAAATGATGCAAATCCAATTACAAGCAGTGAGCAGTTTACAATCCAAGCAAGCGCAGCTAACAGTACAACACTAACAAGTGCTGTTACAGTTACAACTAGCGGCACAACTATTGCCTCACTAGCAAGTGACATTAACGCTGCAAACGTAGCTAATGTAAGTGCAGAAGTCACAAGCGATGGCTACTTAAAAATTAAACATGGCCTTGGTGGTATGCTTATCCTAAAAGACACAAGCGGCACCCCTCTAACTGACGCAGGTATTACTACTAGTATTACAACTGGTCAGGTACGTGCTGGTAACTCAAGTGACTTAATCGTAAGCAACTGGGTAGCACCAACATATACAGTGAGTACAAGTTCACCTAGTGCAGATCCTGCAAACAATCGTTATTGGTATAATACAGGATTTGAAGTAGACATTATGATTCAAGACGGTGGCACTTGGAAGGGCTATCAGAACGTAACTAATGATGCACGTGGACACAATCTATCTAACACAAGTCCAGATGGTGTAATTGTAAGTTCAACAGAGCCACTAACACAAAGCGATGAGACCTCACTAGTTGTAGGTGATCTTTGGTTAGACTCAAGCGATTTAGAAAACTATCCAAAACTTTATCGCTACGAAGCAGTTGAAGGTGAAAATCAATTTGTTTTAATTGATAATACGGATCAAACAACAGAAGACGGCATTTTATTTGCTGATGCTCGCTTTATGGGTGACACAACAACTGATGTTGTTACAGGTACAGTAGCAACAACAAAGAGCTTGCTAACCAGCAACGTAGTTGATATTGACCGTCCAGATCCTGCAATTTATCCAAGAGGCATGTTGCTATTTAACACACGCCGTAGTACATATGGTGTTAAGCAGTTCCGTAGCAACTACTTTAGCAGAACAAACTTCAGTGATACTACACTTTACCCAACACTTCCAACAGAAAAGGATGCATGGGTAACTGCAAGTGGTAACCGCAACGACGGTAGTCCATATATGGGACGCAAGGCTGTACGTTCAGTTGTTACAGCAGCAATGAAGGCGGCTATTGATGGTAGCGAAGAGCTCCGTGAAGATAGCAGAGACTTTAATATTATTGCTGCACCAGGATATCCAGAGTTAATTGCTAACATGGTAAGTCTAAACAACGATAGACGCAATACAGGGTTTGTAGTTGGTGATACACCAATGCGTCTAGCAGCTAATAGCACTGCGCTACAGAATTGGGCAACCAATGCAAATGGTGCAAGTGATAATGGCGATGATGGTTTAACAACCACTGATCCATATCTCGGTGTGTTCTACCCCTCAGGTCAAACAACTGACCTAAGCGGTTCAACCGTTACAGTTCCAGCAAGTCATATTATACTACGCACTATTGCACGTAGCGATGATCAGAGCTTCCAATGGTTTGCTCCGGCTGGTACACGTCGCGGACTTGTTGACAACGTAGGTAGTATTGGTTATGTTAACAGTGCTACAGGCGAGTTTGTTACTGACAATGTTCGTGAATCACTACGTGATACACTATACGCTAATAACATTAATCCAATTACATTCTTTAACGGTGTTGGTATTCTTAACTATGGTAATAAAACAAATATATCAGGCACAAGTGCATTGGATCGTATTAACGTATCAAGACTGATTGCATATCTACGTAAAACTATACAGCGTACAGCAGTTGGCTTTGTGTTCGAACCAAACGATAAGATCACAAGAGACGAGCTCAAAGAGCAGATTGAACAGCTAATGAACGATCTTGTTGCAAAACGCGGTGTTTACGATTACCTAGTAGTTTGTGATGAATCAAACAACACAAGTGATAGAATTGATCGTAACGAACTATACGTTGACATTGCTATTGAGCCAGTTAAGGCAGCGGAATTTATTTATATTCCAATTAGACTTAAGAACACAGGTGAAATTGCTAGCGGCAACGTAGCAGCAGCACAAGCAGTTTAAGGCGCCTTAAACGCAGGAAATAATGGGGGATCCTAAAAAGACCCCCCATTTTTCTTGAGTGGATATAGATAAATAATATTATAATATAAGGAGGCAGACAATATGTCAGTTTCATCACTAACAAAATTTACTGTACCATTAGACAGTGATCAGTCAGCTAACGCACAGGGTTTGCTAATGCCCAAGCTAAAATATCGCTTCCGTGCGTTATTTGAGAACCTTGGCGTGTCTACTCCACGTACAGAACTAACTAAGCAGGTAATGGACATCACTCGTCCAAGTTTAACATTTGAAGAAATGGAAGTACCTGTATACAACTCACGTGTATATCTAGCAGGCAAACATAGTTGGGAAATGATTACAGTACAATTCCGCGATGACGTAAATGGTAGTGTAAGCAGACTACTTGGCGAGCAGGTACAAAAGCAGTTCGATGTAATGGAACAAGCTAGTGCCGCAGCAGGTATTGACTACAAGTTCATCACAAGATTTGAGATTCTAGATGGTGGTAACGGAGCAAGTGTAGCAAACGTTCTCGAGACTTGGGAACTTTATGGTTGCTTTATCCAAAACGTTAACTACAATGACTTGAATTACGCTTCAAACGAACCTGTAACTATTACATGTTCAATTAGATTTGATAACGCAATTCAATCACCAATTGGCGACGGTGTCGGTGCTCAAGTAGCACGTAACGTAGGTACAGTTGTAACTGGTTAATAGTAAATCTATATAGAAAGAGCCCTCAGTTTTTGGGGGCTTTTTTTATGGATAAATACTGTATAGGAGAATCAGTTTGGCAAGCGTAAATTCATTTCTAAACGCTCTTGAAAAAGGCGATCAGATCAAAGACTTTCAGCATGCTGCTAGGTTGTTTGTAGACAATAACTATGAACTACAGCCTAGATATCAGCATCTATTTGCTGTAGTCTTTAACTTCACACCTGATGCTGCTAGACTTTTTAATAGTGTTGAAAAGTTAGAAATACCAATGCTGGTAAAGCAAATTGGTTTGCCTAGCTTTTCAATTGATACTCAAACACATAACCAATATAACAAGCAAACACAAAGTCAACACAAGATTAGGTATCAGTCTGTAAATGTTACATTCCATGACGATCAAAAGGACCTAATTAGAACATTCTTACATACCTATATGAATTATTTCTATAGAGATAGTAGTCATGCATTAGGTAGTGGCACATACAATACAGAAAACAAGTACACAGGATACAGAAACGGCAACTGGGGTTTTGCTCAAGGCAACACACGATTCTTTAAGGATATTAGAGTATACTCAATGTATCAAAAGCGTTTTGCAGAATATACTTTAATTAATCCTATGATAACAAATTTTGGCCATGATACACATTCATATGCAAGTGGTAATTTAATGGAACACACCATGCAAGTTGAATATGAAGCTGTAAAATATGCAACAGGGTTTGTTAACAACATTAATCCAAAAGGCTTTGGTGAAATACATTATGATAAAACACCAAGTCCACTAGGAAGATTTGGCGGGCTGCTTGAGGATACAGTATTGTTCCAAGGTGGACTATTAGATGCTGCTGGTAGCGTAGCACAAGACTTGTTTAATGGTAATATTCTTGGGGCAGTCATCAAAGGCGGTGTTATTTTTAATGAAGCAAGAGATATAGATTTAGGTGATGTGTTAGAAAAAGATGCAACAAGAATTTTAGGTAGTATTCTGAGAGGCGACAATCCTCTTAGTGATATTATTGTGCCTACAACTCAAGGAAGCACTACAGTAGGCGGCGGGCCAGTTAACAGAAATCCAGTTGACAGGACAGTGGCACCCCCATCAAATACTGTTACTAGTAATGGTAATAGTATCCTTAATACTATATTCCAAACTGTGGGTATTAATACAAATACTCCTATAGGCAACGCAACTACTGTTCCTAACAGTAGTGGCACTCGAGCTAGTCCTCCATTTATCAATGACACTCAAAATGCTCCTATAGTTGGTGGAAAAAACTTCAATCAGAAAGCGCAAAAATTACAGGAACTCCAGGATCGTTTGGCCGTAACACAGAATAGGATTGATAGAAATACAGCAGCTGGTGTTATTAATCCTGCTCTTGTAAGAGAGAGGAATGATCTGCAGGATAGAATTAATACAGAATTTGGCAGGGCAATATAATGGCAGTAGATACGAGTCAAGTTTTAGTCACAATAGACGATGATATAGATGAATTAGTTAGACAGTATTTTACTAACTACTTTGATAAACCTCTTAATGTTGATCAAAACGAATACGAGCAGGTAAAAAGTTTTTTCCAACAAAGAACTGTAAATCCAAGTAATCCTAGTATTGCATCTAACACAGTGGCAGTCTTACTAGCAGCAGACGAATTGGGTATATATCCAAGTGATATTATTCAGCGTATAAGCACTACTGATTACCAAAAAACATTTTCTCTCATATTAAATTTAACACGTAAAGGAACAAGCCTAATAGGCTATGAGCAACCTAGGGTTCCTTCTAAAGAGATTTTAAGACAGGTTACAGCGTAATGCGCTGGGCTAATGGCTTATATGAACTGGCCAACCCTAGCAAGTATGCGGGCACAAAAAAGCCACGCTATCGTAGCAGTTGGGAACATGCTTTTATGCGCTTCTGTGATAATCATCCTAGCGTAATAAGTTGGGCAAGTGAAGGTATACAAATACCCTATCGTAATCCTCTTACAGGCAGACAGAGTGTTTATGTACCTGACTTCTTTATAATGTATCAAAATAAAAATGGTAAGAAACGTGCAGAGCTGATTGAGATTAAACCTGAGAGTCAAACAAGACTCAACGAGCGCACAAGCCAGCATGATAGACTTGCTATTGCTATTAACCATGCTAAGTGGGAAGCGGCTGCTAAATGGTGTAGACTTAAAGGTGTACAGTTTCGTATTATAAACGAGGGTGATATCTTTCACCAAGGCAAGAAACGCCGCTAAGTAATTATATGACAAAAA